GAGGCTCATTTGCTCACAGATATCATCGACGCTACCTGATCCTTGTGCAGCCACAAGCATCTCAGCAAATGCGCGTTTTGGTTTGGTCATTTCCTTCTAGGACCGAAGATAAAATGCCGTTTTCTGGGACGCATGGAGCGCCTTTGGAAAATCTGGATTGTTGAGAATACACTCCCTGATGAGAATCCATAGATCCTTACGTGATGAGATACCTTCAAGCGTATCCCAAATCATCGCCGTGTTTTCGTCGTGGTTCTTTTTGAATGGAACCTGTGACGTTTCCATCTTGTTCTTCTCCTCGTTGAAACGCTGGATCATATACTTTTGTTCGATGGCGGTCGTGGGGAGATCGAGGATGTAGACGTGGTAGACACTCACGGTGTCGGCGTCAGCCTCGGTATCCCCTGGACCTTTATAGTTGGTCGTGAATCGAAAGTACGTGTACGACCCACTCTTGACATCGATGATTCCCCTGGTCTCTTCGTGAAGTTCACGGATGGCACACCGTAAGGGATTGTATACCTCGCGTCGGCGACACCCGCCTGTGACAAACGTCCACTCCTTGTACCGCCGATCATGGACGATGAGCATATGGGGGCGGTCACCGATCATCGTCACCGGGACCGCTATCGCTTTGTGCCTCTCGCGAGGGCCTTGCGGAGATGTAGACATTCTCCGTCTCTACTGTAGACTCATCAAAATATTTCGCCATAGTACGCGTACTCGGATTGTACGTGATCAAAAACAGGAGAGCAAGGATCACAAGCCACTTCCAGATTTGCATTACACTTTGTTTAGAAATAAACACATGGGCATCTAGACCAAGTTTCGAATTTGGGCATTGATATCACCGTCACCCTCTTGGTACATCTGCGTATCGTTTCCACCACTGAGTCCGCCGTTCAGACGCCACCCCGAACCATCTGACAACTCGTACCACCATCCGACCGTTGTTTGACCCGATTCGGGGAATACATAGACCCACATTGATTCGTTCCCGGAATTCGTTTCAAATGTGGTGAGTACGTTTCGGCTTCCGCGCATGACTGACGCGCTCGCTTGATACGAGATTCTACGAGTTGTATAGTCATAGCGAAGGACTTGATTGCTGGAATTAGTAAAGCAGCCCAATCGTCCGACACCAGTCGTTACGAAATAGGAGCTATACTGTCGAGCACCACCACTTCCTGACGTCTTGTTCGGGAAGAACATACCAAACCAAGTCTCTGGACCGATCGACGAGGTCCAGTTATAGATAATGTACGGGTAAGCATACCCACTCGTCGATATTGATGTCGACCCGGCTGTATTTGTCGCCGTAATCGTTATAGTTCCAGTATTCCCCTGAGTACCGCTATCATAAATAGCTTTATGCGGGAGGTCGACTTCACAATATGTATCGTTTTGGACGTCAATAAAAGGGGCAATGCTCCCCCCGGAGGTATTTCCCCCCAAATTAGCGTAGCGTCCATCTGCTGGCGATGCAGACATGCTCCATGAGATGCCTGTTCCGCCACTTAGCTGTGAAAGTTGAACAAGAGATTGCCCTGAAGAGTATGTATTCACGTTGAATGGTGATGATGTGATGCGTGTAAGCGTGGGCTTGATATTTGCTATAATGCTGAATGACGCATCGCCAGTTCCGCTTGGATTTGTCGCCCTGATTGTAACTGAATCTGATACAATTATAAACTGTCCTATGCTTATGTCGCCGCTTGACGAATTGATCGAGATACCGACTGGTCCAGAAACAACCGACCACGAGACTGGGCCGGCCGCACCCGAGTTACTTAGAGTTGCGGTTACAAATGTGGAACCAGCTGTGGTATCGAGATTATTAAAGTTTGCGATCCCGTTCACGGTCGGTGCGACATAATAGGTTGCCGATGCATTGAATGACGCGTCACCGTTTCCGGCTGCATTCGACGCTCTGACTGTAACTGACGTCGAATTGAAACTTGAACCCTGTGCTATGCTTATCGCACCGGATGACGAATTGATCGAGATACCGGCTGGTCCCGAAACAATCGACCACGTGACTGTGCCGGCCGCACCCGAGTTACTTAGAGTCGCAGTTACAAAGGTGGACGCATTTATACTATCGAGAGCGTAGTTTCCGATCCCGTTTACAGTAGGTGCGACATAATAGTATGCCGCGACACTGAATGCGTTCGTAGACGTAGACCCGCCTATATTTGTCGCCGTGACGATGATATTCGTCGCAGCCAACGACGTCGTTTGTGCGATACGCACAGTCACGCTCGTATCTGATGGATTGATCAGCGTTATGGATCCCGGTACAGATGATATGCTCCATGTGATCCCTGTGCCACCACTTGTCTGTGAAACCGTAAATGTTTGAGCCGACGTCGTCGTATCGAGATTTTGAGTTCCGGGTGTTGTCACGACGGGCTTCTTATTACCCGCGACAGAAAACGTCACACTCGACCCTGCTGGTAAAAATTCATTCTTCCCCGTGACTGTAAGACTTGTCGATCCAAATGTGCTATTTGCTGCGACGGCAATGACATACTGACTACTGGTACTGCTCGAGAATGAAACACCTGCAGGGAAGTTTGTGGGCGTGATCCATGTGACGACCGGGCCTGCGTTGTTTGTCACGGTTATCGACTGGGCAGTCGTCGTGTCAAAGATGAAATTTCCCGGATTCGCGAGTGATGGTGGGTTCCCCGCATATACAGCGAATGATGTCTGAACGGATACACCGGCGCCGTTCGTACCAAACACCGTGATTGATTGTCCCGGAGTTGTAATGATTGTATTCTGTGCGATCGAAAAGAGAAGATTATCACCAGAGGTACCGTACGTGATTCCAGATGCTTGAAGTGTTCCTGCGCTGGGCGACGTGCTATATGTGATTTGGTTCGCAGATATACTTCTCGATTGAGGGAGAGTAAATGTCGCGACACCCGCGCTCGTGTTTGTATATTGCGTGTCGAGTTGCGTAAAAATAGCGATGAGCGGGGCAAACAACGTGAATGACGTCGTGCCAGATGTCATGTTGGCGCGATTTTTAGCACTGACCGACACGGATGTACCGTCTGAAATAAACGTACCAGCCGGGATTGTCGCGACCAGCTGGGTATCCGACTCCGAAAAGCTCACGCCCCCGATTCCAGTGTATGTCCATATGATTGGATCTGTGTTTGCAGCCGCAACAGTTTGCGGAATCGTAATAGTTTTCTGTGTAGATGACGTGTCGAGAATGATCTTACCTGACACGGGTGCTGGACTCGGGGTTCCGAGTGCAGGCGTCTCGGGTGTAAACACATCGTACGAGATTGTCGTTGATACCTTCCCGGCTGGATTGGTTGCGTAGTGTGATCGAGCAAATACAGACGCAGCCGGACGTAACACGGCCGTCGTACCAATCGTAAATTCGAGAAGCGCGTTTGTTTCGGTCGTGAGTGTGACGCCGGCCGGAAGACTTCCCGTGCCGGACCACGTGATTGTTCCCGTGTCTGACGCAGTCTGTGCTATAGACACAGTCTTTGCCGATGCCGTGTCGACGTAGACGCGCGAACCGACAATCACGCCGGTCGATGTCGGTCCAGTGATGACTGGCGGTGTCGGTGTTGTCACGGTGAACGATCGCGTGTTTGAAATATTCACAGGGTTGGTGGCCTGAATCGTGAATGTCGTCACGGTAAAGTATATCGCCTGTGCGATCGTGAGAACTCCGGACGATGAGTTGATGGTAACTCCGACCCTCGACGTCGTGTACGACCATACAAGCGTTCCCGTGAGCGATGCCGTGTTTGTGAACGTGAATGTCTGAGCCCCGGACGACACGTCTATATTTTGACCGGACGCGGGTGTTACCGTGTCAATCACCGGTGGAGCTGGTGTCGTGATGTTCATCACCATCGTACCAAACTTGTTGACTGCATTTGTCGCCTTGATGGTGAATACTGTCGCGGTAAAATATGTCGCCTGATCGATTGTCAAAAGACCGTTCGAATTGATCGCAACACCAGAAGTTATCGGCGTGTATGACCACGTCACCGTCCCGACGAGCGGCGTCGACTGGTTAAACTGGATCGTTCGACTCTGGGTTGTCACCTCGAGAGTTTGGGGTGATACGGTGGGCGACGTGACAGTCGGAACTGCCGGTGTCGTCACGGAAACAATACGCTGGGTGGTCACGCTCGCCGCATTCGTCGCCTTGATTGTGAATGACGTCGCCGTGAAATACGTGTACTGAGCGATCGCGAAATCTCCTGTTCCCGAGTTGATGGTAACACCTGCTGTGAGTGGTGTGTATGCCCATACGACTGTTCCCGCGAGCCCTGAATTTGTGAGTGCGAATGTGAGTGTCTGTGAGCCATCTGACACGTCGATAACCTGTGGAGTTGACGGGGTGACTGTGTTAATGGCAGGGGGTGCAGGGGTCGTCACGATGAACGTCGTCGAGCCAAAAGCACCGGCCGAGTTGGTCGCAATCACTTTCAAAACAGTCGCGGCAAAGTATGACGTGGCGGCGATCGTGACGAGACCCGACGACGAGTTGATTGACACGCCCGCAGGTACGGCGGTGTTGTCACCTTGTGTGATGGTCCAATAGACCGGGACGGCGTCCGACTTGGATTGTGTTGCCGTAATGCTCGTGTATGCCGCGGTCGACACATCGAGAATACGTGACGATGGGGTGACGATATTCACCACCGGGAGACGCGGCACAAAGACGTCGAACGTTGTTGGCACGGTGGACGAGTACCCCGTGTTTATGTTTGTCGCCGTGACTGAGAATGCCGTGTTTGGCCAGACGACGCCCGTGGAGACCGTCTGGAGCGGAACCGTGAATGTGATGAGTCCATCCGTAGCCACCTGTGACATGCCACTCCCGCTCGGGAATGGCGATGGCGTGACAGTCCATGCAATCGGACCCGTATACGCCGTATTGACTTGTTGCGTAACTGCAAACGTTTTCAGAATGGTCGACGTATCGAGTACCTGGTTGGCGAGATTGGTCAGAGTGGGTCGGACCGCCGACGCAATGTCAAATTGAATGGTCGACGTCAAACCTCCGACCGACCGTGCGGTAAAAACAAACTGTTGACGCGTCAGGTACGAATTTGCATTGAACGTAAAGATTGTGTTCGAATCGTTCTGCGTCGTGATGCTGATTCCGGCTGGGTACGACGAAGGTGTGATGGTCCACGTGACTGGACCTGTATACGTCGGATCGTAAATCTGGGCCACCGTGAGAGTTTGTTGCGTCGTCGTGTCGATCAACTGGGGATCACCCGGTCCTTGGAGTTCGACGAGCGTCGACGCGCCAACATCGAAGCTTCGTGTAGCGACAAACCCACTTGTGGCCGTCGCCGTGAATACGAATGGTTGGTAGGGAAGGACGCTTCCTTGTAGCAAAAGAAGAGTGATTCCGAAATCAGTGGTTGATTGAACAGAAACACCTGCTGGGTAACTCGACGGTGTAACGGTCCACACGATCGTTCCGGTTCGGGAACTCTGTTGATCGACCGCGAATGTTTGATTCACTGATGTCGTGTTGATAATGAGTTCACCAGTCCCGTTTGTGGGGTCAGAAAGCGTTGGCGGTGTACCGGCGCCCAGCGTAAACGAGGCTGCTGTTTGAATTTCGATGCTGTTCGTCGCAGTCACGACAAACGTCTGACTTGTGATCACCGTACCGCGCGCAACCTGGAACGTGATCAGACCGTTCGTCGACGTGACAAAGATGAGACCGGTCGGCAATGTGTACGACCATGTAATTCCTCCCGAATAGGTAACACTCGGTGCTTGAACCGTAATGGTAAACTGTCTGAGAGCAGTCGATGTGTTGAGCAGCTGATTTGTAAACCCCAACACAGGCTTGACGGCTGCACCCACGATGAACGAAATCGACGTTGCGACACCGCCGATGTTTGTCGCCGTGACCGTGATGGTTTGCTGCGCAATCACTGCATTCTGAGCCACCGTGAATGTCGCCCCTTGATTGGTCGCCGTGACACTCAGCCCCGCCGGGAAAATAGGTGGGTAGTACGACCATGTGATCCCTCCCGTGAGTGCGTTCGTAACACTCTGTGGAACGAGAAACGTCGACGAGTTTGTCGAGTCGATGGCGTTTACGGTGCCGACAGCCAATACGGGCTTCACTCCAGATCCGTACGTGAACGACGCGAATGTCGGTGTTTTGAGACCGTTTGTTGCCGTGACTGTAAGTGTCCGAGTCGGGACGACGGCGTTCTGAGCCACCGTGAACGTGAGTCCGGCGTCGCTACTGGACAGAAATGTCACGCTGGCTGGTAAATTCGTGTATGCCCATGTCACGCCTCCTGTACCGCTCGCCGTTTGTAGAACAGTAAACGACCCTGGATCGGATGTATCAAACGCGACATTTGGTGTCTCGAGAATTGCTCGCGACGCCGCGAGAAGGTTCAGACTTCGCGTACCGCCACCGCCGTTTCCAGATCCAGTGACGACCATGTTTTGATTATTAATAAATGTACCCGTCGCGATCGAAAATGACGCACCAAGTTGTGTCGAACCGGTAAACGACACGCCTGCCGGGAGGGGGGTTTTGAATGTCCAGACGACTGAACCTACTGCTAGCCCACGGTTCGATTGTGGGATTGTGAAGGATGCACCGGTCGTCGTATCAATCTGGATCGTCAGTGATGGATACTTGGCCCGAAGGTAGTTTTCGACCGAAAGCATTTCAGTCGCAGTGAGCAGACGGTTATAAATGAGAACCTCTGCGACGGCCCAATCGCTATACTCGGTTGTCGCCGCGCCAAAGTTGAGGCCGATACGAGTTGGGTACCCGGGCGAACCGGCCGTTCCACTCGTGAAATCGACACTCTGTGCCCGATAAAGATTTCTCTGATCGGACGAAATGACCCAGTTGTACCCATAGAGATCGGTCGGTGCGGTGATGTACCCGTTATGGAACGCGACACCCGCCTTTCCATCATAAAATCCAGACGCCCAATTTGTCGTCACACCCTGGAA